TAGATCTCGCATGAACTTACATGTTACTGTAACTTCATCACACATGTTAATAATATCGATACAGTTTTGTCTAATACCGTTATTGGTAAATGCAGATTTAAATTTATTGTAATCTGGAATATCTTCTTCAAATACTACATCATCTACTTCATAGATTAATTTAAAGCCTTGCTCTCTTTGAATACTTTTTAAGAACGTAATAAAGTCCTTCTGAGCTTTACTAGCTTGTCTTTGGATCTTAATACACTTAATGCCTTGATACCATCTTGGTTCAAAGACCATACTAGTTAGAGATGATGAACAACCGTCCCCTCTAATATTAATTAGCTGCTCTGGCCAAAGCATACGCCAGTGACCACAACCAGTTAAATCTCCTAGATAATTTAAATATCTAGGCAATCCTATCTCAGGAGGCGTAATGGGCTGCGATGGTGGCTTAAGATTAGGAGATAGATTAAAGCCTGGCTTGCTTGCAAAAGGTGATGCAAACGGAGAGGTAAAAGGCTGAGGTAACGTTAACGACATACATTATGTTATAATGTATTAGTAATATATCAATAGTTAAATCTCCATATAATCAAGTCTTCTTGTAATACCATTTTCCTTTTCAAGATAAATTACGTCGCCGGTAACTGACTTAATAGATTCTTTACGGTGTGAGATAATAATATTGCATTCATCTAACTCCTCTACTCTCTCTTTAAGAATAGTTGTAATTAGCTCTATACCTTTTTCGTCAAAAGATGAATCGAATAACTCATCGTATATAGCAATATTATATCGTACTTCACCTTGCATTCTTCTTAGATCAGAAAAAGTAAACAAGCAAGCAAGGTCAATAGCTTTACGCTCAGCACCAGAAAAGTTAAAGTACGAGCATACTTTATTCTTTTCATTTAAAATCTCTTCTTCGAAGTACTCATTGAAGATACAGATACAGTTCGAGTCTAGTTTTTTGAGAAAGTATAACAATCTACCGTTTAGAGTTTCAAGTAGCTTGTTAACAATATAAGATTTTACACCTTCTTCACTAACAATATACTTTACTATATCTAACTTACTAAGCTGCTTATTAAGAGTCTCACCAACAGCTGACATCTCAGCTGCTCTTAGTTCTGTATCACTAATTAATTTATCGAATGTGGTATCGTTACTCTCAATAGCTAGGATATCTGAGTCAAGCTCATCCAACCATCCCTTAAGCTGGTCGATCCGTTGCTGCTTGTTTACTTTATCTTGCTTTGACAGGTTATGCTTAGTTATAGTTTGATGAGAGTTAGCTATAATATTTTTAATACGCTTCTTCTTATCTACATACTCTTCCAGTTCAGCAGTTTTCTGCTTTACATTAGTAGCAAGTTGTACTATATCGCCTTTTAGTTTTTCTTTCTCTTGCTTTATATATGCAAGATCGTGTTCTTCAATACCTCTTAAACAGACTTCACATTTATGTTCTGATGTACCAATCTTCTTATAAGAAGATTGCATATCAGTAATCTTTTGTTTACTGACAGCTATCTCAACATTGATATTTGAGATATACTCGTCACACTTATCTACTCCCTTCTCGTAGTCTTTAATATTTTTCTCAATGTCGCTAATGTTAATACTAGATGTCCCATCTGCATTATCGAGATTATTAATATACTCAGTAATAGTTTGTATTTCAGCTAGGTTGCTCTCTCTACGACTGTAATATAGCTCTTTCTTTTCCTGCCTCTTAGCTAGTGTAGTTTCTCGTTGATGATTATAGTTCTTAAGATTTTGGTTTACTTCACCAAACTTAGCTTGATGTGTATCAAGCTCTCTCTTTGTATCATTATACTCAGAACGCAAGCGTGAAATCATTTCACTAAATACCTCGAGACCAAAAATATCCTCAATAAACTTACGCTTATCAATCTTACTCTTAGCCATAAACGGTACTGCATTATTGACTGTCATAATAACACAGTTTTGAAATATAGCTGGAGATGCACTTATGACATCACAAATATGTTTTGTTGTATTACTTGTACTATCAAGAGTAATATCTATATCGTCCTCAAATAACTGAACCTTAGTAGGGTTCATATACCTAACGATCTTGTATTGTTTTGTAGATGCAGGTGTAATAAGCTCAAAGTCAAGTTCTACTTGAGTCTTACCACCTGTCACATTATTAGGAATTAAATCCTTTTTAATCTCTCTTAGAGTCTCACCGAAGATAGCAAAGTAGATGATCTCAGCAACGCAAGACTTACCTACACCATTACGACGATCAGGCTTGTCTTTATTACAACCAGTAATAACATGCAAACCTTTTTTAAAGCTAACCGCAACCGGTTCTTCACCGATTGACAGAAAGTTCTTTGCTACTACTCTTTTAAAGTTAACGTATTTCATTATGAGCACTTACGATATAAATCGAGGGTATATTCAATTATATCCTTCTTTTCTTCAATATCTAGCAAATTAATAAAGTCTGTTATAGCTTGACTGACATCAATACCAGACATGTCTTCTTTATGCTTACTCTCATCTAAAATTCGATTAAAGTTAATATCATAATCCACTGAGACACTCTCAGGTTTAAGTAAACTTAGTTTACTAAGAAGGACATTCATATCTTCCTGACAGATATTTTTATCTACTTTTAGCTTAACAATGTTATTAGTTACAATATGTTTAATTCTATTGGTAATACTGCCTTCCTCGACAAGCTCACTTAATGTAAGTTTTTCATACAAGGGGGATATTTTATTTTCAATGAAATCGTATTCCATCGAATCTAAATCTAAGATATGATAACCTTTGCTGTTACCAGCGTCACCAAAGTCCATTTGAAAGGGGTTACCAACATATAAGATAGTACCTGCACTATAGACTTTCTCGTGTCGAGTATGAAAGTGACCTGAGAAGACTAATCTAGATTTAGATAGTAGGTCTTTTACTTTAATTCCCTCTTCACATATCTTAGTACTGTTAACCTTAAAGGTCTCAATCTCAAAGTGACCAAATATAACATCGCACTTAGGAATATCTTCTACGTTTGTATTCCAAGGACAGAATGTAATAGTTTTATCAAACCATTCTACTGCTGTAATACTATCGAATATGTTTACATTCTTACGATTTTTAAAAATTGAAAGAGATGTAACATCTGTTCGATGCTTGAAGTACATATCATGATTACCCGGTATAGCAAAAATATTAAACTCCTGAAGTATGTCTAATATGTTAGCTGATACCTGTAAGGTATTAACAGATATCTCACTTCTATTATGATGCCAATCGCCGCAGAAGATAATATCTTTGATATTACGTTTATTAAGATCTGCTTTAAGCCAATTAGCCCATTCAATGGCTATATTATGCCAGAAAGTGCTATTAGAATGCACGCCGAGGTGCAGATCTGATATTATAGCTATTTTAGATTTCTTCGCTGTTGTAACCGTCATAATAGTCTGAGTCCATAGGCTTAACGTAAATTGAGTGACCGCTACCTGTAGAGGATTCTATCATGCTATCTTCATACACTCTATCTCTATAGTTTTTAAGAGTTTCGTGATGACGCTTTTCCTTTTTAATTCGGTTAATAAAAGCGTGAAAAGCGATTGTAGTAAAGTATGAAAATGGATTCGAGTTAGCGTCAAAATTATATTTTTTAAATTTGAGAGCACTATACATCTTAATAAGAGCATCTCCAATCATTTCTTCTTTATAGGAATAGTTAATAAATGATGGATTAAAGCTTAGACCGTAAGCTATTTTTTTAATATTATCTGCGAGATCGTCAGTTAATATATCGGTGTCGTAATAAGCCTTAAGAGAGTCTTTAAACTCCTTCGGTATTACGTAAAATTCTTTTACTCCCTTGGACATATCTAATGATATGAGTGGGTATAATATTATCAAGGCTGTATAATGTTTTTAATAGAATATTCTATCTTTTCTGCATCATAAATATCCTGTCTCTTATTACAATGAGCCTTACCATACTTAAGATTATCACATATGTCAATAATATTGAGCTTAGTCTTGCTCTCATGCTGTCTCAATCCACGACCAATCGACTGAACAGTCCTTACGAACGACTTTCCACCAGCAGCAAATATAATGTTATGCAGGTTCTTAATATTGACACCTGTAGAGAAAATAGCGCTGATAGCAACACATATAATATTACTGTGCTTCTCCATTAAATTCTTAATACGTTCTCTCTCCTCTACTTCGATCTCACCTCTAATATAAAAAACTTGTCTATCACTTATATTACTAAGGTAATTAAACATTGCCTCTCCATGAGCTAGATGATTAACGAGTACCAGAGTATTATTGCTTAATCTTTTGCAGATAGTACCAATAACTTCATTACGGTATTTATTATCGTATATAAATGACAACTCATCTCTATATTCATTATCAGTTAACCGTAATGGTTTACATTTATATGTAATATCTAGTATTTTAACTTGAACATTGACAAGAAAGTTTTCTGATCTTAATTCATAACTAGACTTTTCAAAAATAACCGGTCCAAATTTACCAATAATATTCCATTTATCTATCTGTTCTTCTGGCAATGTACCTGTAAAGCCAAATTTGTTATTTGTTTTTATCTTAGATACTATTTTAGTAATTTCATTGCCTGACTTTACTTTATGACACTCATCTACAATTAGCAGATCTACGAATTTAAGAAAGTCATTATCCTCAAACTTACTCTGCAGAATACCAGTATTGCATATTATTACATTTGCGGTAAGGTCAGGAGTTATACTACCAGTCCATCTAGTAGTCTTAAAGGTTACACCGCAATTTAGAAACTCATTATAAGTTTGAGTTACGAGACCTAAATCAGGTACAATTAATAAACACTTAAATGTATTTTTATTATTAGCATTATTAAAAAAGCTTTCTATTAGAGCAGCTGTAATAAATGTCTTACCAGCACCTGTACCTAAGACACAAACACCTCGACCAATCTTAAGAGCCTTTATGATTACCTCTCTCTGATAATCTCTTAAAGATAATTTAAAGTCACCACTAAGAGTATAATCATTACTATCATCTAAAACTTTTTGTAGACTATCACTGATAGTTATATCAGTAACAACTTGCATTTGTATGAGATATTTTCTTATATCCCAATACATTCCAAGATCACATGTACCAGTTGGGGTTATAATATATTTTCTACGAGCTACAAACATTCCTCTACGTCTCGTGAATACAGCACCTTTGTTGTCTACGCTAAAGTGTTCTCTTACTTGTGTGAACACATCACTATCATCACAGATAAAGGTAAGTTTATCTGTTGTCTGTTTGTAGTCAAACTTAATTATCACTTAGGCTTGTTCTGATTGGTTGATCTGTATGATATTTCGTATCTCCCAATGCATACTAGCGAATATCTTTTCCACCTTTTCTAAATATTCAATAATATAATCGAACTCTTTAATTTGATCGTTAATCTCTTCTACTTCTTTCGAGCTCTCTGCTGCAATCTCAGCCGCTACTGAGGTCATTTTAATAGGACTTAGCTCTACGATACGTTTAGATATATCTTTCTTTAAATTCTTCTTATCTCGCAGTAAGTTATTACGTTTAATCTTAGCATCAATAAGACGAGCTACCCAAAAATGCTTCCTTGAGGGTAATCTAAGCTGAACCTCTTTGATGTTAAAGTCATTAACAATCAGGTCTTGCTTAATCTCCTCAATATATCTTTCCATGATGCTCATCATACAATATAAGTATATATAAGATGGACTCAACAAGTAAGTTTGAAAAAGCCTTTATATATATACTAGAGGAAGATACTACAGCGGGTAGTGCTCTCGGTACTTCAGCAGGAGGTTTTGACCCTGCTACTAATATAAATTCCTCAGACTTTTATGCACGTGGAGATGCAAGAGTACCTAAAGGTGGCAAGAATATACAGCGTCGATCTGGTATACCTACACTTTTAAAAGGAAAGAGATCTAAAAAGAAGTCGAAAAAGAGGAAACGGGTCATTAATACTTCATTGTGATAGATACAGGCCACTGGACAACTGAATTACTTCTTGAAAGTGATCATCAACCCTATGGCTTTATATATGTTATAACAAATAACGTAAACAACAAGAAGTATATTGGTAAAAAACAGTGTGTTTCGGTGTTAAAGCGTAAACCCCTAAAAGGTAAGAAAAATAAACGACATGAAATCGTCGAAACTGATTGGAAGTCGTACACATCATCATCTCTAGAGCTTAACAAAGATATTGAGTTATATGGTAAGGATAATTTTACCTTTAATATTGTAAGGTGGTGCGAGTCAAAGGCTGAGCTAGCATACTTCGAAGCTAAATTACAATTTGAATGTAATGTATTGTTTAGTGATGATTATTATAATGGTATTATTAATTGTCGACTGTGTAGATTTAAGATAAAAGATAAAAAATAGTCTTATTGCACTAATAACGAACTTGTATACAATTGTTTTATAATGATAGATCTTATACTATCTGATTATAATATATTATTGATAAGTTCTAGTATAATAATTGATGCAGCACATAGAGATACAATTAAGTTTTGTATTGATATAGGATTAGAGTGTGAATATAGGAAAAGAGATATAAAGAATCTATACTACAATTTCTTTATATATAATTTATGTGAGATTATAAGAAATAATAAGACTAATTATAGAGTCGTTATATATCATGACACATCGTTACTAGTAGAATCACATGATTTATATATGGTTAATAAGATTAGTAGTATACTACCTATACCTGTTATTAATAACGAACTTGATGTTTATATATTCTATAAATTAGCTCTTAAAAAGGATGCTGACTCGATAGTAACTCTAGATAAACTTAAAAAACCTGATGCCTTAAATTTAAATTTGCAAAAGCTTAAGAGGTTCCTTAAAACTAATAACTTAAAGTTTTTAAACGATACCTATTTTAAGTCTATCCAAACTAAAATGGCTCTTTACACATAAATACTTGTATGACAAAGTTTCTGCATATTGTAGAGCAAAATTTACCTGATTCAGACCACATAGATCAATTCGATCTACTTATGAATTTTAAAACAGCTGTAAATGACCTCAATACCTCAAATAAGATAGATTTTAAAATAATACCTATTGAGGGTACATTTGGTTCTGTTGAGATATTACGTAGAGACGGCAAGAAGTGTATTATGACACTTAGAGGCACCGAAGAAGCTGAAGACCCTGCTATGAAAAACAACCCTACTAATAGTAGCTTAGCAGCTGATCTTGTTAAAAAAGATAGAAGAGTACAAACTGCACTTGAACCCGCTATTCGCAAAGTTTCAGATGCTCTTAACAAGTATGCACGTAGCTAATATGAAGACTTTAAACTTAATTAACAAATATTTTAAACTTCTCGAGCAAGGTGAAGATCAAACCCAACCTGTAGATCCAACAGAAACAGGAACTGAACCTACCCAAGCTGCAGAACCTGATGTCGACCCATTGACATCTATCGCTGAACAGGGATATATATCTTTGGCAGTGCGATCTTTTGCTTACAAGCCTACTGATGAGCAGATTAGTAAAGTAAACGATGCATTGCTAGAACTTGGTAAAACTAATCCAAGAGTAATAAGAGATTTAATAGAAAGCTTTCTACCTGACAAATCTGACAGTATCGATAGTCTATTATCTAATACAGATGCATACTAGGTTAATACAAGCTTATAGTAAAGTTAGTAAGGTAACCGTTCCTAAACCTGGTTACCTTACTGTATTAAATGAGGAGAATATCTATAAGAATAAGAACCAGTTAACTAGTGCGATTTTAGATACTAACCCGTCATTTAAATCCGGAGGTACTAAGGCCGGTGCAATTCGAATTGCACCAAGTGGTGAAGAGACTTCATCTTCAAGAGAAGATATTGTTAAGGATTTTGAGAATACTCTCAAGGATATTAATCTTGTAATTAAAGACATAAAGCCGAGAGGTGAAGGAGCCTCATCGAAATACCCTACATATGTTGTTTCAGATGCTGCATCAAACGAGTATCAGATAGTTCTTGCAGGTGGTTCAGCGTCCAACTTAGGTATGAAGTATGAGAGAGAGTTATTAAAGTCTTTAAAAGATTACTTTAGTAAGTTGAGCCTAGGTGAAGAGGTTGATAAGCCTAAGTTTCTCAAGGACTTAGAGGATAAAACAGATTTAGAGTTTGTTGATGTTATAGACGAGGTTGACTTTACTAGAAGGGTAAAAAGACCTTTATCGGATGATGGAGCTGAAGATAAAGGGAAGGAGATAGCAGATATAGCTCTTAAGGGGGATGATGACAACACTTATTATATATCACTTAAAGATGTTGGTGGCATTACAGTAGCCAATACGGGAGCGGCTGGAATGTTTAATTTAAAGGATGATAAAATAACGTTTGTTGATAGAGGAGATAAGATTGGTAAAAAATTATTTAATGCAGCTGGGTTAGATGACTCTTCTATTCTTAAAGTAGAGAGAGGATTGACTGATTACCTTAAGAAGACTGTGTCGCCTTCGGAACTACAGTCTACAGAGGATGTGACTACATCAGCTAATAAAGAAGATCTTAAGAAATTTCTTTATTCTGCTTTTGATTATGGTTATATTTATGTGAGAAGAAAACCTGTTGGTCTCGAAGTGGTAGACTTAACAAAAGAGAAGGATTTAAAGGCTTTTATTGGAGACGTTAAATCAGTAAAAGTAAAGTATCCATTCTACAGAGATGAAACGAGAACGGGTAAACGTAAAAATGTTTCTATTGTTATAGAAACAGAGCACAATGTCTTTAGTTTCGATATAAGAAATGCTAGCGGTGGTGTAATACCCTCGCAGATTAATTTAGTTAAGTTAGGATCTAAGAAAGATATAGCTCAAACAGCAGCTAATGTAGATTCTGTTAAGACAAGTGACAAATCAGTAGAGGATGTTTTATCAAAATACAATTTATGAAAAGTTTCAAGCAACACTATCAGTTAGTTAATGAATTCTTCGATGCTATCGATGGAGCTGTTAAGCATATTGATCACCTAGAGGAGAACATTTTAAACAAAGGTAAACAAGGAGTTAAAGAGGCTTTGAGTCAAATCGAAGCCTCAATTTCATATTTTGTTAGTGAGTCTGATTACAAAATTAGCACCAAGTTTGATGGAAGTCCTGCTATAGTTGCTGGTATTGATGTTAATGATAGATTTTTCGTTGCAACTAAGTCAGCTTTTAACAAAGAGCGTAAGATTAATTATAGTAAAGAAGATATCGAAAGAAACCATGGCAATTCACCAGGCCTGGTTGAAAAATTAAATTTAGCACTAGCCTATCTACCATCTCTTGATTTAAGAGGCATATATCAAATGGATTATATGTTTGATAATGTTATCAAGCAACTAGAAGTACCTAAGTTAATTGACGGAGTTAAGAACGAAAATAGATTTATAACATTTCAGCCTAATACCATCAAGTATGCTGTGTCACCAGATAGCCCTTACGGTGAGCAGATTATAAATTCTAAGATAGGTGTAGCTATCCATATTGAGTACATGGTCAAGAATGGTATACTTAAGGTTAAAAAGTATACCTCATCTCCTGAAGAGTTCTCTCCATCGAAGACAGTGTTTGTTTTCAATATATTAGCAAATAAGTCTAAGAATAGCTCTAGTAAATTTGGTAACATATTATTAAGAGATGTAAAAAAGAAGAAAAATGCTGCTTTAAGGTTAGCTAACTCTGTTGACTTCAGTGGATTAGCTGATTATACTGCTCAGTTAAAGACCTACATTAACACAGAAGTAAGATCAGGTAGATTTCTTGAAGATCCAGCAATGTCAGCTAATGAGTTCATTAACTACATGACTGGTAAACTTACAAAAGAGATGGAAGCTCTTAAGAGTGATAAAGGAAAGGTTAAGAAAGCAGAAAGTATGAAGAAGGTTATAGCTGAATTAAAGGCCTTAAAACCATCTATTCGTAAAGCTTTTGAGATAACCCAAATAGTTGCTAATTTAAAGAATAACCTTATTAAGATCTTTAATGAGATCACTAAGAATGATCTTCTCGGCACTTATATGGAGGAGTCACCAGGTATATGGCAGACTACTGAACCAGAAGGATACGCTTTGTCTAAGATTGGTAATGAAGCCGAGCCTCCTGTTATAACTAAGATTGTAACACGAGTCAATGATGAAGGTAAGCCCGGATTTGCTCAAGCAAATCTCAACAGACCTGCGCCAGGAACTACTAACCCAACTGCTTAATAATGAAACCCTTTAGTTTATTTTTTGAGCAGGAAGAGAGCTCGGTAGCTATACTACCAGGTGGATTTAAACCTCCAACCAAGGGTCATTTTAAAGCTCTACAATACATTTTAAATGATGCTAAAAGGGGTGTAGTCTTTGTTGGTAAGAAAGATAGAGATGGTATAACTGCAGATATGTCAGCTTACATATGGGAGATATATTCTAAGTACTTATCAAAACCTATAGAGGTAGTTGTATCTGAGAAATCACCAGTCCTTTCCACTATAGAATATGTAGACAAACATTTAAACTCTAGAGTTATAGTAGGTGCAGGTGATAAGGACGAGGATATAGACAGGTATAAATACTTTATTAAGAATATCGAAAAATATCCGTTGGTTCAGATAGTTAAAATACCAAAACAGGAAGGTGGTATATCAGGTACAATGACAAGAGAGCTTATTAGTACAGATATCGACAAAGCTCTGGATTACTTCTTACCTGAAGAGGTTAAAAGTAATATAAATGATAGAGCTCAGATAAAAAATATACTTAGAGATAAATAACTATATGTTTACAAAGCAAGATCAGCAGATTTTATCTGAAAGATATAAAGTTGTACAAGAACTAAATATTAGTCCAGCTGCTGGAATGTCGACCCTTGGTAGTCCGATTGTAATGGCTATCAGTCCTCCATCGGATAGTGTTCAAGATCATGACCATGATGAAGGTGAAGAGCACGATGAGAGTGAGATAGAGATGGCGTGCGCCGATCTCTATAAGCTTGCTGAGTATTCTCCCAAGCTAATGGAAATGGTTAAACAGATGCCCTCACTAGAAGGGTGGGTAGCGTCTAAAATTACAAAAGCTGCAGACTATATCACTTCTGTTTATGGTTGGCTTGAGTACTCTAACAGTAAAGATTGTGGATGTGAAGGTGGTCATGAAGATTCACATAATCATTCTGGCACCAACACCATGTTTTCAACTGGCTATGAAGATGAACAGCTTTAAGCAATTTTTCGAAGAAAAAACACTGTTAGGTTTAATTGAGTTTTTTGATTTAGATGGTATTGGTAAAGTACCTGCTAAATTAGATTCTGGTAACGGCTCTTTCAATGTTCTTCATGGTGAAGAGATACAAATCCAAGGGGATAAGGTCTTTTTTAGAACCGTAAACAACAAAACTTTGCTAAGACCTGTGAAAACGATGATTACCATCAACGTTGGAGCTGGTAATGTCGAAGAAAGACCTGTTGTAGAGTTCGATGTTGTTGTAGGTGATAAACTCTTTAAGAAGACACCGTTTTCTATAGGAAATAGAACAACAAACATTTATAAAATTCTCGTAGGTAAAGACTTTATTGAGAATAATCTTGAAGCTCTAATTGATGTAGGTCAAGAGAACATCGCTGATAAAAATATCGATGTTAAGGTCTAAGAAAACCACACAGGCCTCTCTCTAACTGACCAGATCGCAAAGTCTTTATCTTTGCGAATGTACTCTCTATACTGCTCAACTACAGATAGTTCGTTAAAACCTACAGTCTTACGACACTCACTATCAGGACTAATAGCAACTGCGAAGGGAGTTAGTCCTTTATCAGGCATTATCGTACTATTAATGTTTTCCTTACACCACTTAATAAAGTTAAGGGTAAAATGCTCTGCAGAATTAGGCCAACGATACATTCGCTCGTTAAACATCTCTAGAGTATGGTCAACTAACCATTGAAAGTTACTTTTCGACTCACGAACCCATACAGTGCACTGATGGTTGAAGTAACCTTTACCACTTTTACGTGGTTTACCTGTCTTAGTACGAGGTACAGACGGGTGATTTAAGGTAGACTGATCGAACGCATGAGCTAACATGATAGCTCCTTCGATCTGCATTTTTGACCTTACATGCTTATCACAAAGTTCTCGTGCTGCAACAATAGGATCAGGGTCGGTAACAAAAATATTCATATACTTCGACCTTATTATACTAATGTTCGTTATGCTGTAGCCATATCGATGAACTTATAGAATTCAGTACGAGTCTTATCGTCGTTCAAGAAGTCTCCTGACAATTTACTAGTTACCATATTACCTCCATGATGTTTAACACCACGACCGCACACGCAAAAGTGTTGAGCCTTAACTAAAACTGCTACACCGAGGTTACCTTCACAAGCTTCGTTAATAGCTCCAAAGATCTGCATAGTAAGTCCCTCTTGAAGAGTAGGTCGACGAGCATAAAACTCTACAATACGGTTCAACTTACTCAATCCAACAACTTTACCGTCTTTACTAGGAATATACGCAACATGAGCTACGCCAACCACAGGCTGAGCATGGTGACTGCACATCGAATGAACAGGAATATTGCACTGAGCTACAATACCATCATAACCATCATTAGGAAATGCAGTAATATTAGGTGGTGAGTCATAACAACCACGAGCAAGATCATTAACGAACGCTTTTGCTACTCGAGTAGGAGTATTAGCTGAATTAGGATCGTTTTTCCAGTCAAAACCAAGAGCGTCGAGATATAAACCATAAGCTACTGCAGCGCGTTCAATAATTAGACGCTTTTCTTCGTCGGTACAAGGATGGTTACTGTTTGCAAGAGGTAGGATACTATTCGAATTCATTTCAGTCATACTATTATCATATGATAGTTCACTAATTTATCAATAAACAATATAAATATTTAAAATGAAAAAGTATACTCAGCGTGAGCTATGTTATGAAGCCTTTGGTGATGTAATGAGAGGATTAGGCAATGTAGCTAAAGCTGGTGCAAAGCTTGCTGTACCTGCAGGAGCGGAGTTAGTTAACCGTGGAAAAGCTGCTGTTAATACTTTTACACAGCAGCAGCCTGTAAAAGCTATAATAGAGTATTTTAAAAAAATTAATAGTACTAATAGATATATTGGTGTGTATAAGAAAGATGTTAAGGTGAATGATATTGTCTTAGGTAGAGTGACTTATGACATGAGCAAAAAAACAAATTATAGACTCACTGAACCTACTGCATTTAAAGAGCGTAAAAAGTATGGTAATATTTTATTAGTAGATTTTAATGCAAAAGATTTTGAAACGGGATTGAGAGGAGAGTTTATAGCATATTTAGTAAAGGATGAGTCAGGTAAGGTAGGGTACAACGTATTTGCAATTCAAGAGTATGGATCTACTGCAATAGATCCTGATGAGATTTTACCACCAGAAGAACGTAGAAGACCTTCACCAATTGCTATTAAAGGTCCAATTGCTCCAAAAACTCGTCTTGCAGGTCCTACTGTACCTCGAATTTATGACAGAGCTGCTATTGATGTATAAAGATCTAACTTTTATGAGTTGATTTATTTTTCACTAGAATAAGTAAATACAGATATTAGAAAGTAAGAATAATATTTAAATACCAGTTGATAGGTTAATTGAGATAGATTACAATTAACAGATGAAGTCACAATATGAATCAACTAAGGTAATTGAGTTAGGATCTTGCGCATTTAGACAATGGAGAGCAACACATTCCCACTGCCGCTACCTTCATGGATATCAATTAATTGCTAAGTTTTGGTTTGGTGGATCACACTTAGATGATAATCACTGGTTAGTTGATTTTGGTGGTCTCAAAGAACTTAAAGGACAGTTAAATTATTTGTTTGATCATACGACGTGTATAGCTGGTGACGATCCTGCGCTTGAAACGTTTAAAGAGTTAAATAGTAAAGGACTCATTCAATTACGCATTTTCGAGAAAGGTGTAGGCATCGAACGTACAGCTGAAGTAGTTTTTGATATTGCTCAACAATATATTTGCTCATTAACAAGCGGGAGATGCTGGGTAGAAAAAGTAGAGGTATTTGAGCATGAAGATAATTCAGCTACATATACAGCGCCGTCAAAAGCTGAGCCTGTAGAAAGAATTGAGTCTCCCGCTGTTGTAGCAGAGACATCAACAGGTAATACATCTCTACCTGAACCGCCAGCAGAGATTAATATTAGTGCAGCAACACCTACTCAAACACACAGCACAGCCGCTCCAATCTTTAATAATGTATCGAGCGGTAAGGGAGGTTGGTTTGAAGGAACAACGTGGGGTTAAATACGGGGTATCTTCTCTAACGCTTTAACAATAAAGCGTAGTATCTTACTTCTAACAATTTCGGTTTCGCCGAATCTAAAACAGAAAATGTTGTTAGAAGTACTTTCATCGGTATCAAATGCACCTATAAGCTTATTGATACAGGTTTTGTTACCTATATCAGCTTGAAATGAGTCGCCGCATAGGATGTAT